CGGCCGCCGTGGTCATCTGGGATTTCAGGCTGTCGATGGTTTCTTTTGTTTCTCTTCTCATATTACTTTGTTTTTTAGGGTTGTTTGCTTTCGTCTTATGGCACGCAGCTTTTTGAGCAGCGCATCCAGTTCGTCACAATCGAGGTGACAGAAACGCTTGCCAGCTATCCGGCTGTCCATGCAAAGGGCATCTACTTTGCCCCAGTCTGCCGTGTCAACATCGAGCAGCTGCATCTGATGGAGGACAGAACTGCGCTTCTTGCGCAATATGTCCCTCGGGCTTGGGGATATTTGTTCCATCATGTCCCCTCCTCTTTCATTGCCGGTTTCCACTCGACGGTCACTACCGCCATTACTTCACCTGTGCCACCGCAGTCCGGGCATATAACCGTTTCATCTTTATTCGGTGGCCCGTAAAACCAGCCTTTCCCACGGCAATAGCCGCAGACATGCCCCTTGCTCACAAATCCCTCATTATGAAGGCGACCCGGAGCCACGAGATTGATTATCGTCTGTTTCTCGCTCATGTTATTATGAATTGAATGTTAAAATTATATTCTCTAACCAAGCGCGGGATCTGTGGGATCCGGGCAGGGTCCTCGCCGTAGGGGTATTCTATGCAGCGTGCTTTCGTGTCGCATCTGACTCCCCTCTTACGTAACTTATACAGGAGGTTTTTACGCCTCATCGCTCTTTTGTCCGTCATCAAGTAATGCTTTTGTTGCTCCCTCCTCCCATATAGTTATGGGATCGCTGGCATGTTCCAGAAAACGGCTTTTGCACATTGCCTTGAAGCAGCTGACAAAGATCTTAACATCCGCATCAAATTCAACTTTTTTGGCTGTGCGGCCTTCCGGTTTCATACCCTCGGCATGGCTGATGAATATTAACAGTTTGTTGGAGTGACGCTCCTTCATCTCGCAGTATGCCTTATAACTGAGTCCGCTATATTGGAAAGAGTCTATTATCACGATCGGCGCGCTCTTTTTGCGACTCAGCCGCTCACTGAGCTGCTCCATCGGTTCCCGGTCAAGTACCATAAGGCGTTTGCGGGTCTCATCCATGCCGTGACGCTTCAGTGACATCTGGAACGACAGGCTCGTGCCCTCCTCCAGACTGTCATAGATAACCTTCCCGAAGCCGCAGAGGTATTTGGCAAGCTGCATCACAAACGAGGTCTTACCGTTGCCACTGGCACCCCATATTATCCATGTGCCGCTTTTAGCGGGGTTGCCAATGGCCGCCTGCCATTGGCCGGTAAATTCGTAGCTCGGGATCCTCATGTTCAGGATCTCTCCGGGGCTGTATGCTCTTTTAAGTTTCATCTTTTATTCCGTTTTCATCGTTGGACTCTCTGTCTATCTCCGTAACCCGGTACCTCAGGTAGCCGAATTTTATATGGGGAGGATGGTGGATCGGGCACCGCTCCCCCACCCTAACAACCTGCAATGGGATATAGGCGCCACGCCATATATTGCCTTGGAAGGGTCCGGCATCAATGACACGACCGTCATCGTTTACCGTCAGCCAAAGAAAATCCTGCCCCAGATCCTCAAGTATTATTTTAGTCATGGCTTTCTGTTTTTTTAAGTTCATCTACAAGCAGTCCGGCGAGAGTTACTGCGGTCTTGGATATGGCTACCGGCGTCCCCCATACCGGCTCTCCCTCCTTCGTCACTTCATCAACGATTGCGGGGTTACCCAGTAGGGCACACATTGCATCCTTGGCTATCTCATAACGACGCTGTTCCCAGTCAGGCTGCCGGCTCTGCAGCCGGCGGTTTATTGCTATGACAGCATCCATATACTGCTTCTCTATCACCGTCATGCCCCTGCCCTCCTTATCTTTTCGATTTCGGTATAGACGCGGCGCAAACCGCCTTTGGAGGCGTTTACGATCTTGGCAATGTCTGATCCTGCCGGGGCGTTGACCTTGGCGATGATCGCAGCCTGTGCCTTCATGAACTTCTCGCGCTCCTTGGCGTCATCCGGAGTTACCTTGCTGTATGTGTCCCCATATCGGCTGAACATTTCGGTATAACCCACCTTCTTGCCCTCTATGGCACGTGTTATCTTCTCCTGCAGCCCGTCGGCTCCCATCATGTACCACCCGCAGCAGCGTTCGGTGGCGTTCCACAACGCCTTTAGCTCCAGAAACGCTTCATACGATAGGTCGCCGGCTTCGTCGAGGATAATCAGAGGCGTGTCAATCGTCCGCAGATAGGCCACAAGGTCCTCGTAGACGTCGCTGTAACGTCCGAAAGACCCTACGCCGAATTCCTTTGCAATCTGGCGTATCAGTTTCAGCTTGGTCTTCACCTGCGAGCAGTCGATATAGACGGCGTGACGGTGCTGTTTCACGTAGGCCCGCGCCGTAAAGGTCTTGCCGATATTGGGCATGTCGCACATTATCGCCGACAGTCCGCTCTGCTGACACGTTTCAAGCTGCTTTGTGATGAAAGCGTAGGTCGGCGTCATGGCGGCCGTCCATTCCATTCCCGGGCGCAACTGTACGCCCAGGCGCCGCGCTATGCCTATCCAGTTGGCTTCGCTCACCTGGCGGTCATAATTGCCTTTCTTGATGGCATTGTAGACGCTGGGAGCGATTCTCAGTGTCGTCGCGTGGCGGTTGTCACTCGGGTAATTCTCTCTGTCCCCAGCTATGGCGGCTGCTATTCTCTGTTTTATTTCGTTCGTTATTTCCATTTCTATGCTGTTTTAATATTGTTCAAATCCTGTTCAGAGCGTCGGCCGTGAAGCGCTCGACATCCATGTATTCCGAATAGTCATTGTCCGGCTCCCGCGTCGGCACGGCTATCGGGACGCTCTTTGCCTCCTTGATTACCTCGGCTACGTCCGGACGATTGATGCCGAGTTTGTGAATCTTGTTTTTCTTTACCATGGCGTCGAACTGAGCCACATATTTCGCCTGATCCGTATAGGCCTCACGGTCGGCTTCGGTCTGCTCGGCCGTCGCCTCGTTGTACCTCTCGACCAGTCGGCATGTGTCGATAAGGCGGCTGTTCTGGTAGATATAGACCTCGCCTATGTTGCCGTCGGCGTCCGGCAGCCAATAGGCGTCAACCTTATAGTTGCGCGGCTCCAACCGTGATATTATTTCCGGGCTCGACAGCCGGTACTGGTTATATTGCACCGTGATATAAGCGTTCTGCTTGACGCTGGTCTGTGTATGCTCGCCGATGAAGCGGTATAGCACGGCTTTGTCAATCGGTGAGAGGTCCGGGTTCTGGCACCGGCACAGAACATCCCAGCGGGTCATACCCGGGAATTTCTTCTGATTCGGGTGCATCATGGAGTTGTACTCCCTGATCATCGCAATGTCATCCGCCACAAGCTGATCATAACCGTAAGTCGGCACCTTATAGGTGTTGTTCAGCTCGTCATAAACCTTTTCCACTTTCGGGCGGTTGGCTTCGAGGGCGGCCCACCATCGGCCTATGTTTTGCTGGCTGCGCTTCTCGACAGAGTATTTCTTTGCCCTGTTGACGTGCTCCTGGCGTTTCTCGCGCGAATTTCCCGGGTTACACCATCGGATCAGAGGGAAGATTACTCCGGCCTGCATAAGACCGTCGGTAAACTTGTTCACCAGATGATGCTCCACCTCAATCTGCGCCGGCATGTACCATCCGTTGCGGTCTATCGTCTGAAACATATTGCGCATGCAGTCTATAAACAGGTCCTTGTCCTTTTTGCGGCTGTAGGCGTAGCCCACTACGGCTCCGCTGGCCACATCGCTCACGTAGTAAGCATGAACATAGCTGCCGTCTCGCATCGGGCGCGGTAGGTCGCGGTCGTCGGCCGAGATTTTGCTGAAAGCGTAATTCGGACTGTGGCGCAGGTGATACGGCCGCTGTAAATTGTTGAAATCCCACTGCGTCTGGTGCACCTTGGCCAGCAGCGCCTTTGTCTTCGGCTGTTTGAGATAGTTTGCTATAGTGCCTTTGCTTAGCACTATCGGGTTACCGGCTTTGTCGGTGAAGTCATCCGAATTGAACACCTCGCCCGTCTCCGGGTCATACACTTCCAGGTCTCCGGTCACAAACTGATTATACATCTCCGCTACCACCGTATCGTAAGGATGCTCGGCCATGGCGCCGAGGCCGCGGATAAGGTCGGCTATGTCATAGGTCACCTTCCGCCGGTTCTGATTCCGGAACTTGCGGCTGATAAGAGCCTCATAGCCTTTTGCCTTGAATTCGTTCACCTTTCCCTTGAATCGGTTCACGCTAAGCGGGAGCGTGTGACCGAACTCCTCACGGTAGTAGTTGATGGCTCCAGCAAGCTCATTCCAGTTGACCGGACCGCCTTTCATAGCCCTGCGCATTATCACGGTGTCAGCCATCACATCGATCACAGCCTGTATAGCCGAGGCGTTGACCGTGTATTCGTTTATGTGCTCGGGTGGTAATGCGCTGCCATCCTCAAAACGGAACCGGGTATAAAAGCCCCGTGCCTCTGCATCGATATGGAAGTGGCTTGCAAACCACATTCTTAGTATCTCTGAATTCATATCTCCGTATTTGTCTTTTATTTTGTCTTGAAACCTTTGCGGCATGGTCGCTATTTCCACGAGTGCATAGCATCCTAAACCTTTCCCCGGACGTACCACGTTAATTTTGCCTCGTCTGCTCAACTGCTTATAATTTGACTCTGACATTATCGGGTTAGGCTCCCGGATCAGGTCCATATAAGAGATGCAGGCTATTTTACCGTAATACTCCATTGTCGTTTATCGGTTAGAGCGCAGCCGCCATTTGTTCAACCTCATTCTGAAGCTGCATAAACTCGGCAATGCTCAGATTGCTGTAACTATCCTTTTTAATCTCGTCAACCATGACGGACACCTCACCGCTTTGGAAGTCAGCGACGATCTTCACACGGGGACCGAATGTCTGCTCCATTGTGCGGTCAGCGGTGTTGTGGGTCGTCTCACACTGGGGAACATACCCCTCTGTCAGTTTGCCGCCTCGTTTAAGGGCGAGTATGCGTATGCGCTTCGCAAGATCGCTGTCCCGCTCGAAGTTCAGGGCTCTCCATACCTGCTGACGGGTACATTTGAACGCCTTGGCCAGAAAGGTCTTGGTCTCGTTGTCTGTTAAAATCTGCTTCTTCATAATCATATTTGCTTGGTGTTGTCGTTTCTGTTTCCCAACTCTCCGCACAGTGTCTGAAAAATATCCTCACACTGTGCGTCATACTGGCACAAATGGCAGTACGACCGGGAGTTTGCCAGTTCAGCCTCGGTCATAAATCCCTCGGCCTGATCCAATGCGGCTTTTACAGCAGCCTGAGTGTACAGGATTGATCCCAACGCGGCGCGCAAACGCTTGTCAAGCTGCTTGTCCGGATTTGCCTTGATAAAATGCTTTGCCATATTCTATGATTTTTATTGTTAATGATTGGTGGGAAAGGCGGGACTCGAACCCGCGACCGGCACGACCATTATTAAGGATCACACCGTGCTGCTCTGCCATCTGAGCTACTTTCCCGGTCACTCCGGCGCATTTGGCGACGCCGGAGCTTCAAATGTTTGCGCCTTGCGGCTTCTCGGCTCTCTTGCCGAAGGATCGCCCTCTCTTGGGTCTAACCCTTTACTTCCTTATGTTGGTGATATGGATTTCGTATTCAAACCTAGCAGCAATCATGGCTTCCACACGAGCCATCGAGCAATCACCTTCTGTCACCACAATAAATGCTGTACGGCTTATCTGATACGCCAATACATCAACATCGTTGATATATTCCACGAAAGAGCAGACCTTATCCCATTCGTGTTCAACTACTTCTACCTTTATTGCCTTCATATCTCTATTTGTATTATATCAAGTATGTTAGATGTAAGCATACTATTTACCGACAGTTGAGCTGATTTGACACCATTCTCTTGCATCCATCTTTTTGCATGATTGATTGCTGTCTGCTTATGGCTTCCGTCCGGAATAAGCACTCCAAAATCATCATAACTATCATTCATAAGTATGTACCAATATCGCTTCATCACAATCTATTTTATTTCGTTTATAATCGGTCTTACTGAGCAACCAAACACTGTGATCAGTCTATATTTCAGGTTCTCCACATAGAAGTCGGGAGCGGTAAACACTATGCCGGTCTCCTCGGTGTAGCTAAATGACACACCATCCATCATCAGGACTGCTGCCACCTTATGCTTGGCACTGTGTGTCTGCCACTCTTTGATTTCGTCTGTCGTTTGCATTTCAGTAGTTCTAAAATTCGTTAATCTCATGCCTTTTTCGTATCTTTGGCGCAGTGGCAACATCTTAACCACACCGCAAATGTAATGGATAAAATTTTAACCACAAAAGCAAAATGGCAAATTTTTCAACCCTAAAAGAAAAAATTTTATCCTTCCTTACCCAGGTGGGTATTAGGAAGAGTGATTTTTTTGAAGCTACCGGTATACAATCCAGCAACTTTAAGGGCGCAAATATAAAGTCTGCGCCAGGAGGAGATATGTTGGTTAGAATTTTAACCACATACCCAGATCTTTCAGCAGAATGGCTTATGCGCGGGGAAGGATCTATGCTCAAAAGTCGCCAAAATATTATCCCTTCTGATTTAATAGAAACAGACCCACAAAGCGGTAATAATTATATTCCACCTACAACGCCAATAAATATCACATCTAAAGATAAAAACAAGAATGAAAACCTCCCTCCATCAGCCTTAACAGAACTTGTCGGAACAATTAGAAATCAAGCCGAAGAAATAGGGCGATTAAAGGCACGCATAGAAGAGTTGGAGCGAAATGCCCGGGTGCATGCGTCCCCCCAGTATGCCCATACTTCGGAAACTGTGCCGACCTGACACCCATGTCACCCGAAGATCTACGAAGCATTGCATCGCTCCCTTGTCATCTCAATTGACCCCAGGTGGTACCCCCCGGCACCAGATTTTAAGCGTACCCCTCCCCTTTATCACAGGAGAACATAGGCAAAGGCGTTGATTTTAGGCTTATTCTATCCCACGACGCGGCAAAATTGGGGGTATTTTGCTTCACACACAAACGCCGTTTTTGAAAAATGATGCCCGATTTTGGGCGTTTATCTCATCACAGTTATTTGCTGTCAAAATCCGCGAATTTGTCACTCCAGTTTTAGAAAACTGTCACTCCAGTTTGTCACCCCACTTTGTCACTCCACCTGTCACTCCAGTTCCCAAAAATCACCGTTTTTAGCAATTCTCACCCATCAAAACAAGGCATCATCGACACAAAGTCGACAATGCCCCTAAAATACCGTTATATTTGCCCTCTAAGGCCGTTCAAACGCCATCCTTATAGTCTGCGCCACCTCCGCCCGATATGAGCGTAGACTGCTTGATTATAGCGCGTTTAGTGACGACTGTGCCATTCCCTGTCAGTCCTGCATGGCGTAGGTAGTTGTAGGTCGCACCAACCTGATCCGCCGCAAACACACTGAAAATGGCCTTTATACTGCTGAAATACCAGTCCTTGCGCTTCGTTCCCTCAATGGGTTGTGTTAGATGAACATGTATAACCTTTGCCATATACTCTTGATTTGTTGGTGCAAATATACCAAATAATATCTATATGGTATATTTTAATAAACCAAATTTTTCAGCGGTACATAAAAAAAGCGGTTCACAATTGCGACCGCCCTACCCTCTATCGCTCCGATGAACGACTTCATGGGGTATGTAAATCCCCCGATAAGCTCATGCAAATTCCACGTAAACCTGCGGCATCAAAACGAGCCGTCCATGTAAACCAAAATTAAGCCAATGTAAACTTTTTGCACGCTTCGTTTTATTTCGGTCCCACTCCCCCACTCTACCTAACCAACTGAAATCAAAAGCATTTCACCCGAAATCAGCATCACACACTTTGCACGCTTCGTTTTGTGGCCCATACATGGGGTGCCGATGACATGCTCCCTTACAATCTCATTGACTTGATTGAAAAAGATGAAACCCTCTCGACCTGTCAGATATTTAACGCTGAGGTCTGCTATGGCAGCGGCCTTAAATACTGCACGGAGGAAGCGTCACCGGCTGTCAAGTCGGAGGTCGAGGATTTCCTGCTCGACAATCCTATGCCCGACTATTTCCTCGGCGTCTGTCAGGACTTCAAGCACTTCAATTTCGCTGTATCGGTCATAATCCTTAACGATGATGGCAACAAAATTGTAGAGCTTCACCGCAAACCGGCATGCTATTGTCGGTTCTGCCCGGCTGATGAGAAAACAGGTCGCATTACTAAGGTGCTGTTCGCTCCGTTCCGCAGTCTCTCACAGTCCGACACGGTAGAGGAAATTGAATTGCTTGACCCATGGAAAGACCTTCAGCAGCGCATGGGCCTGAGGGCAACCCGCGGGAATAGTGCCGGAGAGAAGATCTCCAAGACCCGCAAGTTTGCTATCCTGTCGAGATTTCCCGGGGTCGACTCTATGTACTATCCGATTCCGCACTATGCCGCTTTGTTCAAAGGCAGTTGGTACAACATTAAGCGGCTCATCGGGGAGGCGAAGATGGCTAAGCTCAAAAACGCCGCCCCTATAAAGTACGTCATTGAGGTCTCGCCCAGGTATTGGGATAATCTTTTCGCCAATCAGCATATCATCGACCCCAAGAAGCAGGAGGAGCTGATGAACGAAAAGAAACAGGAGATGTTGGAGTTCCTTACCAACGTGGAAAACACCGGCTCTGTACTCTTTACGCCTAAGAGTATTTCGCTTGACGGCAAGGGCGAGACGGCTGACATCACAGTCACCTCTATCGACAGCAAGACCAAAGAGGGCGGCGACTGGGAATCTGACATCGCCGAGGCCGTGAACATGGTGTGCTTTACTATGCGTGTGCATAGTAACCTCGTTGGCTCTGTGCCGGGAAAGGCTCAGACCAACAACTCCGGGTCTGACAAGCGCGAACTTTATACTATCGCTCAGGCATTGCAGAAGCCTTATCACGATATCCTGTTTCTGGTCCACCAGATAATCATCAAATTCAACCGCTGGAAAGGTGTCCATGTCGACTGCCCGTTCATTCAGCTCACCACTCTCGACGAGCATACTGACGCAAAGGAAGTAACCACAAAATCAGATAAGAATGAAAACATCGGAAATGACAATGACTAACGCGGAGCTGCGTTCTCTTATCCCCAATGTTATTCACGAGGTCGAGGGCGAGTCGCTTCTTATAGACAAACTCGCCCCGTGGCTTGCCTCGGCGAATAAGTGGCTTACCGACAATTTTGTCGGTGAAGATTACTCTCTGCCGGAGTCGCTTTTGCCTCTCACGAAGAAAGTCATCGTGTTCAAGGCTTTTGCTGACGCCGTGCCCTCTCTCGATGTCACGCTCAGCCCTGCCGGTTTTGCTGTTATCAATACCGATGGCAGGGCACCGGCCTCTAAGGAACGTGTCGAGAGACTGATTGCCTCACTCCTTTCTACGGTGGACGCCAATGTGCTCCCGTTCATAATCAATTTACTCAAATATGCCGACTACCGTTCTACTCGCATGGGGCAATACTGGCTCGGCACGTTCATGTATGGCCTCGATGACGCGATGGCCAACAAAAGGGATAAGGACCTGTTGACCACTTATCGCTCTATGCGCGATAGTGCCCTCCGTTTTGAAACGGAGTTGTCGCAGGATTATCTCGGCAAGGAAGTGATGAAGCACCTCCGCCTCGCTCGCTACGCTATGCCTTCCGATGATTGTACTTTGGTTATGTGCGATTTGATCCGTCGGGCCGAACTGCGTTACATCGCCTCTCATGCGCGCGACCAAAAGGCTAAGTGCCCTGACAACCATGAGGTATGGCATCTTGCGCAGCCTATTCTCCGCGAACTCCGATATTGGCCGGAGCTCCGCGATATGTGGGAGGCTGAAATGGGTGAGGAGTTCGCTGTCAAACCTTTCAAAAATACCGTAAAGGGCGGTTTCTATTTCTGATGGCTGCTGTTGTGAATGTCAATGTGCCTAAGGGGTGGGCGGAGCTGTCTCAGCATCAACTCCGCTTCCTCCTTACGGCTATGGTGGCCGTAAATCTTGGCAACAAGAATGTCGGCTACCGCTCTCAGGAGGACTATGCCGCACAGACGGCCGCACAAGTGCAGACATTGTGCTTCTTCAAATGGTCGGGGCTCACTGTCGTTTGCCCCTATGACTCCGGCTACCTCGTGCGCTCCGGCGACATGGAGTTTATGTTGTCGGCCGAAACGGTGGCCGCTGCTCTTTCTCATCTTTCCTGGACTAAGGAACTGCCACAGGAACCTGTCCGCCTCGATTCCGTTGACGGTGCAAACGCTATCCCGGCAGACATTTCTTCGGGCCTCTCATTCGACGCTTGGCTCGCTTGCGAGACCCAGTGGCAGCGTTATCAGTCCAACCCCGATGACGCTTTGCTTCGCCAAATGGCTGAAATTCTCTACAACAAGGAGAATATCAGCCTGACACCGGCTGAAACGCTCGGTGTATTCTACTGGTGGGCAGGTGTCAAGAATCTTGTCTCGGCTATGTTTCCAAATTTCTTCAAAAAAGTGGGTGGCGACTCCGAAGCCGAACCTCCTTCTTATGACGAACTGCGACGAAACATCGACGCTCAGATCCGTGCGCTCACTAAGGGCGACATCACAAAGGAGAAGGAAATTCTATCTCTTGACGCTATGCGAGCACTTACAGAGCTTGACGCTCAGGCTCGCGAATATGACGAAATACGTAAAAAGTACCCTGCAACATGATTGACTCAAATTTCAACTGGAACGCGGCAGCCTTCTTTGAACGTCTGACCGGACTTAACCGCTTCGCTAAGGATAACGCCTACCGCTTTTCCCGTGTGTCCTCTCTGGGTGGCTTCCATGACGCTCTCGGCTCTATGACATCGACACAGGCTTTTGTCGCTGTCAGCGATACATCGCAGGGTGGTCTTGACATCGAGAACACACCGCACACCCGTAGGGTCAAGACAGTGTTTCTCGCCAAACGTCATGCCGTCGACGACATGAAGGCTCGCGAGCGATGTATGGATAATATGCGGGAGCTGTTCCGTCAGTTTATGTCGGTGCTCCTTCAGGAAAAAACACGGCTCGAAGAAAACAATATCTACATCGACCCCCGGATTTCATTCACTGAGATTGACCGCTATTTCTTCACCGGCTGTGCCTGCGCTTTCTTCCATATTGCCGTCGATACATATACTGACCTCTCATTCAATCCTGACGAATGGCTGACCCAAGATCTGACTCAGTAGACGCTCGCCGAAAGTTTGTCGAGGCGTGGAATAAAACAATGATTGACATTTGGCAGGAGCGTATTTATAAGCTCAACGTCATGGACACCGGCTCGTTGTGGCGTTCTCCGTTGGAGCTGCCGGTTCAGGCTGACGGGCGGTTCTACGACATTACTTTGTCGCAGAATTTCCTCGAATATGGCTTGTGGCAGGACCTCGGGGTCGGCCGCGAACTCCGTCATGGAGATTATGAGCTCAACAAGGAGTATATTGAGAACCATGGCCGCAAACGTACGCCGCGCCGATGGTTCTCGATCAAATACTACTCCTCGGTTATGCGTCTCCGCGATTTTATGGCCGAATCCTTGGGCGACGAGTTCAAATCCATGTTCTGCGCGGCCCTTGATTCCGACAATGCAAGGTACGACACTGATTATTACAAAAGCAAGGACTACACGCGCTGATTGTCTTTTAAACCTCTCTTATCACCTCATACTTTTGCCGCATAATTCATCAAATTATGACAGATTTCTCCTCTCTCCAAATCAAAGTCAACGACCTCAAGGCTAAGGTGGCTCAAAACTCCATCACTCCGGCTTACCTTGGGGCGTTGCTCGATGACTTCATCGCTCAGATGAAGGCTATCGACATGACCGGCATGAGCGATGATGTCAAAACGGCTCTGAACAATTCCAGAACTGCGCTCCAGAATGCACAGTCGGCATTGAACAAAGCCGGTAGCGCGGAAACTTCTGCTAATTCCGCGCTGCAGAACGCTCTGTCGGCCATTGAAAAGGCTACTACTGCGATGGAAACCGCCGGTAGTGCCAATTCTAAAGCGGCCTCGGCTCTTTCTACGGCCTCGGACGCTAAAGGTATGGCCTCAAACGCTCAGGACAATGCCAACATCGCCATCGGTCGAGCTGATGACGCTCTCTCTCGCATATCTGCGATTGAGAATAAGGTCGGTCGCGCGGAGGGCATTGCCACTCTTGACGCGAACGGCCTTATCCCCGCTCATCAGTTACCATCATACGTCGATGATGTTGTCGAGTTCAACGGCTTTAATGATTCAATAATAAAGCCTGATATTGAAGATGCCTTGGCCGCTTCCGGCACTGTTGTTTACCTGGCAGCTTCCGACACTTTTGTTTGTCAGACGCGCTCTGATGACGAACTGGCCGTCACTAAGCTTTATTCCAACTGGCCAGGAGCTGACAGCTTCGGCGAGTTATCTCCTGAGGGCCGTGTGCCTGTCTCCGGAAAAATATACGTCGACAAGTCGGCCAACAAGCAGTACCGCTGGAGTGGTTCTACTCTCGTTACTACCGGCTCAGATCTCACCCTCGGCGAAACTGAGCAGACAGCCTATTCCGGAGCAAAGGGCAAACAGCTCCGTAATGACGTCGATGGACTTGCGCACGAGTTGTCGGGGCTCGACGACACTGTGAGGCAGCATGTCGCTGACGTTGGAATCCTTGAATTTCTCGGGTATGTATCTACCGCCAACGATGTCATGAAAGTGTCGGTCGAAGGCGTCTACTTCGCCTCGGAAGACAAAAAATTCGTGTCGCCGGGTAACAACAGGCCCGTATATCCCTCAGCGTATAATATTTTCGACCGGACAGGCACTTGCCTCGCGCCGAGAACTGACCGCATTTTCAGACTTGGTTCTTTCCTATACCGCTTCGACGATGAAGAAAAAAGCCTCGTCGAAATCGGCGGAGGCTCGGCTACGGGTAATGTCATCAAAATTAACGAGATTTCTAAGGACTGGAACGCCACAAACCGAGGAGCCGCCGCCGGTAAAGTGCCACTGTCACTCCGTACAGGTGGCCGCAAGATTACTTTCATGTATGCCCCGGGAAAGTGGCAGACATGGCAGTTTACAGGCACTCTCGTCAGCGATTGGGACCTCGACCAGTATTGGCGTCAGGAAATCCGCTCGGTCTCTATTAACGGTGCGGTTCCTCCGGATCCGGACCGCGAAGGTAATGTCGACCTCTCTTTCAATGTCGATGTCGACCAGTCCTTGAACGGCGAGAGCGACAACCCAGTTTCCAACAAGGCCGTCGTTTCTGCCTTCGCCGATTTGGAGTCTACAATTTCCAGGCAGCACTCGTTTGACCCAACCACTCGAATGCTTAATTTCCTCGACTCGGAAGGCAATATCATCGAGGCCGTGAACATTCCCGGTGGCGGTGGTGGCGGTACAACAAACCCCACCGCAATAGAGATTACGGTGCAGTCGGCCATGATTGCCACCGTGAAGGAGGGCGACCCATATACTCTCGAATTCCTGTGGCGACACTATAACATAAACTCTAACCTCGATACTCAGTATGGCGGTACCGCCGAGCTGATTGTTCAGGGCTCGGTCGTTGACCGTAAATCCGTCATTCAGGGCTTCAACACCTTCGATGTCGGCCCATGGCTCCAGCAAGGCATGAACACCGTGCGAATCCGTCTGACTGCTGATGATGGCGTGATTTCCCAGTCACCCAATATCAAGGTCACAGCGGTCACACTCTCGCTCCGCTCGCTCTATGACATATCTACCGCGAATGTCATTGGCTCGCCATTCCAGATACGTTATATCGCCACAGGCTCAGGTGAGAAAAAGGTGTCGTTCCTCGTCGATGATTCCGACGCCGGAACAGAAACCGTCCCTTCCTCCGGCTCTACATCGGTGAAAACTA